GTTCAGATCGACATAGGCCCGCACCAGATCGCGGTTGATCGCCCCGGCCACCGCGCGCGCGTCGCTGGCGGCAATGTCGTGGCGCACCTCGTTGTGCACCGTCGCCTGCGCCTGACTGGACCCCGAGTCGGCGGTCATCGTCTGGCCCAGCACCGCCTTGCTGATCTGCTCGTCGATGTAGCGCCCGAAGGTTTCAAAGACGCGTTCCGGCCCGGTGACCGCCAAGCCCTTCTCAAAGGCGATTTCCATGCTTCTGGGCAGCACTGCCGCCGCATCGGTGCCGATGTTCGCCACCGCCTGGTACAGCTTGGCGACATCCTCCTTCGTCGCCTCCGGCCCGTAGCGCCCGATCCGCAGCGGCAGGCCGTAGGTCTCGATGAAGGACATCCAGTCCTTGACGGTATAGGCCTTGCACATCCAGCCGAAGGAAACCACGCGCGCCAGCCCGCCGCGATAGGTCAGGCCGGACTTCATCCGCGCGCGGTGGGTGATGAACTTGAACGGCTCCAGCGCCACGCCTTCCACCGGCCCCGCCTCGTCCAGCAGCCGCAGCTCGCGGCGCGTCTCGCGGTCGAAGACAAAGAACCGCGGATCGCGGTGATCGAACCGCTCCGGCGTCCAGCGGCTGGCGCTGCGGGCCCAGTCGATCTCGACCACGGCAAAGCCCTTTCCAAGGGCATCCAGCAGATCCTCGACCAGATCGGCAAAGCCGGGGTGTTCGGCGATCTCTTCGCGCACCGCCTCGGCGATCTCCACGTCGCGCTTACTGTCGCTGGCGGCCTCGACCTGCGGCATGATGCCAGAGATCGCACGCTTCCTGGTGCCCAGCACCGAGGAGTAGTGCGGGTCCCGCTCTTCCATTTCCTCGGCCAGGATCAGGAACTCGCGCAGCTCGCCCTGGTCGCAGGCCCGCAGAATCGACGCCAGCTTGGCCGGGGTCAAACCGGACGCGGCACTGCCCGCCCAGGTCTGGCGGATGCCGGTCATCCCGCCCTCGGCCAGCGGGACGGTCAGTTTCTGCAGCCGCACCGGGCGACCGTACGGGTCCAGCAGGGCCATCAGAACAATCCTTTCTGTGCAGAGAACCCGGCGGTCAGCCGGAACTCGCGGTCAAAATCATCGCCGCCATGGCGCGGCACCGGCTGGTAGGCATAGGGCTGGTACGCCGATGCCGCCCCGCTGACCGCCAGAGCCATCGCCCAGAACCGGTCGGCGTGCCCGTCGGTATCCCCATCCGCCACCAGGCGGCGCACCCCGGTTGGCCCGACACTGGACTGGATCGCATGCAGATCGGCGCGCAGCACCACGTCACCGGCGGGCAGGCGCATCCGGCGGTCCTGCATCGACTCTTTCAGATGCGTGGCCAGGTCCAGCCGGTTCGGCCCGGTGAACAGCACGCCTTCCACCCGGTCGGTGCCATGGCGGCGCTGCGCGTCTTCGACCGGCTTTTCGCCCATGCCGGTCTGGTCCATCCGGTGCCGCACGATCCGGTATTTTTGGAACATCCCGGCCCGGATCGCGTCCTGCTCGGCAAAGCTGATCCGGCGGCGCACGACCATTTCGCGCAGCCACAGCACATCGCCCACCTGCTCGAACACCGGCAGCACGAACAGGTCATTGCGCGCCGCGATATCCTCGCCGGAAAAGCACGGCCCCCCCTGATACAGCCCCGGCATGCCGGCCGCCGGATGTTCGCAGCCGCTGATCAGGTCGTAATCCAGCCAGGCACTGGCGGCATCCAGCCATTTCAGCTCGAATTCCTGCGCCCAGGCATCCTCATCGGCCAGCGCCGCCCGCAGCTCGGCCACGTTCACGTCCAGGCCCTGCGCCACCGCCTGATAGATATCGGTGACATGGCGCGACCAGGTGTCGCCCTCGGCTGTCATCAGCTCGTAGAACTTGTTGCCCTTGCCGTTCGGCGTGCTGATCACGCGCAGCTTGTGCCCGCCGCGTGCCACCACCGGAAAGGCCGAAGCCCAGATGCGGCGGCTGTCCTTGTGAAAGGCAAACTCGTCCAGCAGCAGGTTGCCGCCAAACCCGCGCGCGGCATCGGGGCTGGCCGACAGGGCAATGGCCCGGCTGCCGCCGGGAAAGCGCACCTCATGTGTCTTGTAGGTGGCCTCGGGCACCTCGATGACTGTGGTCTGCCCGCCCGCCGTCACCTCCTCGCGGTGGGCATGCACCCGGAATTCGCCCTCTTCGAACACCGGTTCCTGCTTGCGGGCGAGACCCCGCAGCACCTCGTAATAGGCCCTGACCATGGGCTTTAAGGCGTCTTCAAGGGCCTCTTTCGCCGTGCCTTCGGACCGCGACAGGATCGTCCAGCGCGCCTTGCGCCCCTCGGCCTCTGCCGCCGTGCAATCCGTCGCCACCTCGCCCATGCTGCCAAAGGTCTTGCCGCCGCGCCGGGTGATCATCCCGATCTTGAATCGGCTCTGGTCCGCAATCCAGGCGCGCTGGTACGGCAGGAAGCGGATCAGCGGGCTGTCCGGGGCAAGGGCGCTCATTTGGTCGCGCCGCCCCAAAGCGCCTGCAGCGTGACCAGCGCCCGGTCAAGCGACTTGTCGATCTGCGATGGCACCGCAGCGCGGGGCCGGGCATTGTAGCCCTGCAGCCGAAAGGTCACGCGCGCATAAGTCCGCTCGTCCACCGCCTGCCCGGCAATCATCGCCCGGATCAGCCGCGCCGAATCCCGGCACAGGCGCGCGATCTCGTCGTCGCGCCTCGCGAAGTAATCCGCCTGCACCGCAAGGTCATTCGCCACCTGTGCCGGGGTTGCCATCATGCACCACCCTCCGGCCAGTCCGGCAGATCGACCGTCTGCCCGGCGCTTTGGTGCGTGCAGTCCTGCAGAAACAGGATGCGCCCGTTGGTTACAAAGCTGTGGCAGGATGGTGCGCCGGGGTTGAAGTACGGGCCGGGCCGATTGACAAAGATGGACGGCGTGAAGGTCGGTCGCTCCACATTCCCGTCAAAGCCCCAGCACGGCCCGTCCGGGGCGGCTTCGCGGCTTACCGTGATCTGATGTGCCTGGCTGCAGCCGGGGCACCAGAACGCCACCCGCCCGCCTTCCAATGTGCGCAGCTTTTTTCCCAGCGCGGCCATCACGCAAAGCCCATGATCCGGCGGGCCTCGGCCCGGAAATCTTCCGTAACCTCGCCCGCCTCCACCGCCTGGTCCAGCTTCGCCGCCTGCGCCTTGCGCTCTGCCGCCGCCAGCTGCTCGCGGATGCCGGACGATGCCATGATGTCCTTCATCATCCGCCCGATGAAATGCAGGCTCTTCGGGTCGATCTCTTTCGCGTCCTTGATCATCTCGGCCTGCATCACCTTGAAAGCCAGCGCGGTGATCATCTGGAACAGCACGTTGTGCCGCTTGGCCTCTTCGCCGATCCCGGCCTCGGTCATCCATTCGGTGGCCCAGGCGCTGGCGGCTTCCTGCACCTTCACGAACTCGGCATACTCGGCCCCAAAGCTGTGCAGCGCGGACTTCTGGATGCGCAGCTCCAGGCCCTCTTCCTCCAGCTTCCAGTTCAGGCTTTCGGCCAGCGCCTCATACCCGGCAAAGCCGCGCGTGCGCAGTTCCGCCTCCAGCCAGCGCTTCAGCTCGGGGGGCAGCAGGTCGACCTTGCGGGGGGCGGGCATGCTCAGCGCCTCGGGGCAGGGCGCTGCACGTCCGGGTGCGTGGCCAGCCCGCGCGCCAGTTCGCAGCCGCGCGCCGTGGCGGTCACCACGATAAAGTCTGCCCGGTCCTCATAGGCGACAAAGCCCTGCTCGCGCAGCCAGGCCAGTTCGGTGATCACCTGATCGCGGGTCGATGGCACGCCGACGCCGATCAGCACCGACTGCAGGATCGACCCGTTGCTGGTGTATTCCGCGCAGGCCTCAAGGTGCTTCAGGATCGCCAGACGGCGGTGCCTGCGCACCAGTTCCCCGTAATCGCTCATCGCTTGCCCGCCTCCAGAAGATGTGCGTCATGGCGCGCGACTACACTTTCCAGCCGTTCCATGATCGCGACGTTTCCCGCCATGACCCTGCTCACCGACGCGATCTCGCCTTCAAGCCGCACCATCGCCAGTTCCAGCTTGTGCATCTCCTGCAGCGACGGCAGCGACCCCTGCCCCTGCTCCACCGTGCTGATCCGGGCCTCGTGTTGCTGCAGCTGGTCCGAATGCGCATCCAGCCGCTTGGCATTCGCCCGGCTGCCCGAGGCCATCAGGTTCCAGATCGTCAGGGCAAAGGTCAGCAGCATGTTCAGGGCCACCACCCAGGCGACCAGCGGGCTGATGTTCAGCATGTCGCCGCTCATTTGCCGATCCACTTTCCGGCCACGTCCTTGATCGTGTGCCCGCCCATGTAAAGGCCCATGTAAAGCGCGCTGATCCCCATCAGATG